AAATAGCTTGCATCTGAAGCAACGTCTCCAGATAAGTTTCCAGAAACTCCATACTCGTGAGCCGGAACCGACACAACGTTAACTGTTCCTGCCTCATTTGCGTTACTGATAGAGCGACTTGTAGCCTCGAGCCAGAAGTTATCGTAGTACACAAACATGATTCCACTTGCTGGATCAAACCAAACATCACCTTGTACTGCTCCAGTCGGAGGTGTGTCTTCAGCAGTTGAGAAAACTCCGCGTGTACCTGTGTCTCCTGTTGCGCCTGTTTCACCAGTTACTCCTGTAAATCCAGTAGCGCCGGTGTTGCCTGTTGCGCCTGTCATACCAGTTAGGCCGGTAGCGCCAGTTGCACCTGTAGCACCTGTTGATCCTGTTCTACCGGTTGCGCCTGTTGCGCCAGTGAGGCCTGTAAGACCGGTAGCGCCAGTTTCACCTTGCGTGCCTTTAGGTGAGATAGAAAGCGTGACAAGTTCTTCGGTTGAAAATGTTCCATACCCTGCATAAGACGATGCACTAAAGATTACATAGCTTCCATCTACAGTCTCATTTGCAACAGTGCCGTCTACGCAAGAAGTAAATTGATAAGTAGCGTAAGTTCCAGGGTTACTTTCACTTGTTAAAGTTAAGTAGCCACTTTGCATACTTAAAAATAAATCATGAAGGGTTGTGTTTAATCCATAAGGGTTATCATCAACTAAAATTTGAGTGCTTGTGCTAAATGGCAGCGTTACAAATCCTACGTAGTCATTGCCTGGGTCTCTATCTCCAGTATTTGCTATGTCTATCTTGTATGTCCAAGATAAAGCGCTAACTCCTCGTTCACCTGCTGCGCCAGTTGCTCCAGTATCTCCTTGCGCACCTGTTGCACCTTGTGCGCCCGTGCCGCCTGTTGCACCAGTTAAGCCAGTCGCACCGACTGCCCCTGTTGCGCCAGTTAAGCCAGTTGCACCAGTTGCTCCAGCACTTGTTGGGCTAAGAAGCTCTAGCCAGTTATGCTTGCTTACTACCGAGCCTACTGGAGATATGGCTGAAGGTCCAGTGTTGCTTGCTACCTTAGTGTATGTAAACGTAGTAGTAGTAGGAGTAGAAGCTACTGTATATGTGCCGTTAAATGTTGCATCAACACCGGATATGACAACCGTGTCGCCTGTCGTTAATCCATGCACGCTGCCTGTAGTAATTGTTGCGGTGTTAGTGCTAATCTGCTTTGTTGTTGTCTCAAGTGCGGCTGCTGCAAAGACAAACGTCTTACTGACGTCAGAGCGAATTGCGATGTCGCCAACTTCAACTGAAAGTTGAAGCATAGCAGTCTCAGTCGAAACAGCAGACGTATTAGTAATTGCAAGCCCAGGAAGTTGGGCAATCTTAATTTTTGCGTTAGCGTCAAGCTCAGCTACGCCTGATGACGCACCCTTTTGTGTAAGCGGAATGTAATCGCCAAGGGCGCCAGTACTGCCTGAGACAGAGTCAAGTTGCTCGCGATATGTCTCCGCAATAATACCTGCGGCAAGAAGCTCGTCAATTCCTTGTTGAGTAAACGAAGGCTGCTCTGGGAGAAGAAGATTAGTGGTAACCGCAAGGATTACGCCTGTGCCGCCAGGAGGTTCAATTGCAGTTCCTGCAGAGTCCCATGCTGCAACAAAACTAACTGGGTTACTTGATACGTTAAGTAGTGTAGTAATCTCATAGCGTATTGCACCTTCTACGCTGTCATACAGATATAGACGTTGGCCAACCGTGATGTCTCCTGGGCCGTATAGGCTAGAGTCATCACTAAAGTTACCAGATACGTTATAGATACCTGGCGATGTTTCAGATACTGATGTTACCGCGAAACGACCGGATAGTGGTTTTGTCATTTACTATCCTCCTTTACGCAAATGTAAATCTAATAGTTCGGTTAGCGGCAGGCATTACAATTGATAGTTGATCATAACCACTTAATGTTGCTAAGTTAGAGTTAGGCTGTGACTGTGCTAATGTATCTTCACGCCAGCCAAAGATCATAGGTGGGTATCTGTCTGCGGCTGAAGAGTTAAGCCCTACCGCCGCGTAGTTAAAGATCAAAGGTGATGTAACACTTGAAGGAAGTCTCATCATTCCACCGATGAGCGTCACTCCTCCGCCTGTAGGTGCGTATAGAGTCACTGTTGAAGAGACACGCGCCATGTTATATCCGCGTGAGTAGACTCCGGTTGAGCCGCTGCTTGTTCCTGTGTTAGAAACGGTGACGGTAAATGTATTTGTATCAGTAACCGTTACGGTTAAAGACTGCGCGGTAGCTACGTTTGTGCTACGAAGAATAATGCGGTCACCAGTTGTTAACCCGTGAGAGGTTGAGGTGACGGTTAACGTTGTAGTAGCGCGACTCCATGTAAGAGCTGACTTTTGATCAACGTCATAAGACTGTAGATAAAATTCTTCGCCGCTTGTTGTTTGAACCTGGTAGCGCTCGATGTACATTGACGAGCCTGCACCAGCAGCTCCAGTCGCACCTGTGGCTCCTGTTACGCCCGCGCCTGTTGCGCCAGTTACACCGGTTGAGCCTGTTGCGCCAACAGCGCCCGTTGCTCCAGTTAACCCAGTCATACCAGTTAAGCCAGTAGCTCCAGTATTTCCAACAGCGCCCGTAACTCCTGCGCCTGTTGCTCCAGTCGCTCCGGTCATACCGGTCATACCAGTTAAACCAGTTGCACCAGTATTTCCTGTAACACTTGGACCAGTTGCACCTGTTAGTCCAGTTGCACCAGTCATACCGGTCATACCTGTTGCGCCAGTAACTCCTGCACCAGTCACACCGGTTGCGCCCGTCATACCAGTTAAACCAGTTGCACCTGTATTACCAACTACGCTTGCGCCAGTTGCACCAGTTGCTCCAGTTACACCAGTTAAACCTGTTGCACCGGTTAAGCCTGTATTGCCAGTTACACTTGCTCCTGTTGCGCCTGTCGCACCAGTGACGCCAGTTAAACCGGTTGCGCCTGTCGAGCCAGTAAGTCCTGTGTTACCAGTTACACTTGCGCCGGTTGCACCAGTTACACCGGTTGCACCGGTCATACCTGTTAGACCAGTCGCGCCTGTTTCACCGGTTACACTTGCACCGGTTGCACATGTTGCTCCAGTCGCTCCGGTGCTGCCTGTTGCACCTGTGACTCCTGCACCGGTTACACCAGTCGCGCCTGTCATACCAGTCATACCTGTTAGACCAGTAGCACCAGTCTGGCCAGCGCCCGTTGCACCAGTTACACCGGTATTTCCAACTGCGCCTGTTGCACCCGCGACACCAGTTGCTCCTGTTGTACCTGCGCCTGTTGCGCCGGTTGCACCTGTTGCTCCATTAGCTCCAGCGGGTCCAACAATCTGACCTACGCTAGCCCAAGCAGAACCATTCCAAACATACAAATCTCCATCAGCGTCTACTATGTAAGCGTCGTTTACCGTGTTACTTAAAGCGGGCAGATTAACAACTGCCGCAACACTTCCCTTAAATGTTATTGATACGCCTTGTGCACCAGTTGCACCTGTCGCACCAGTTCTTCCAGTTGCGCCAGTCTGTCCTGCACCTGTTGCACCCGTTGCACCCGTTGCACCAGTTGGTGCGCCAGCAGGACCAGTCGCGCCTGCAGCGCCCGTTGCTCCTGTTGCGCCTGCGCCTGTCGCACCAGTTGCACCAGTTGCACCAGCAGGACCGATAGGTCCGCGTGCAGTTGTTGTTGCTGAAGATACTGTGTAGCCTGTTGTTGTTGGAACTAGGCGAGCGATCTGTGTGAATAAATCAATGTCCGAGCCATTACCAAGAGGAAGAAACACTCTTACGTTTACAGACTTAACGCCGTTGATTCTGATAGCGACTTCGTACGCCCAGCCCGACGGAGTAACAAGCGGATTATCGGTAGTCGGAAGCTCTAGTGAAAACGAACCCGTGCCGCTAAGCGATACTGTAGTCGCGCCACTTAAGACAACAGAGTTGTCAGGGTCATAGATTGTAGAGGTAGGCGTGAACGATATGGTTCCTACGCCTGCGATACCTCTCGATGAGATATACGTGCCTGTGACGGTACGAGTTACAACGTCCTGAGACCAGCTTGGCACAGAAGCTCCGTTCCTAAAAACCTAACGTACCTGTATCTCTCACAACATCACAAAGACAATAATAGGAGACGGGTACATACTACCAAATAAATAAAATCTTTACTTGGATATTTTATTATTTATTGGCTGGAATTACACTAACATCGAGCCTTGGATCGTGATCTTTACCTACGACCATGGTCAATATACCTGGGTTAGACTCTAGCCCTCTGCGGTCTCTAAACCACGCTGAGCCTGGGTCTACTGTTGGGCATTGTGCCCAAAATCTTCCGCCAACGTCCATAGATCTAAAGTTGTGGAAGTGGCCTGATAGCCAGACGTCGCAACCGCCTAAAGCAGTTTGACCCGCGGCTTGCTCTGATAAATACTTAGTAACGTCTCTTCCACTTTGATGCCCGTGAAATAGTCCAATCATAGTTCCGCATACCTCAACCGCAAGTGTTTGATGATCTTTTGCTGGAAACCTAAACTCAACGTGAGATAGCGCGCTACTTTCCGCGCAGATCGACTGCGCTACGTTTGCGATGTGAGTGTTCCAACCTTCAGAAGGATCAAGCGCAATCTGGCGACTAACTTCATCGTGGTTACCATTCACTACTGCAACGACAACGCGGTCTACCAACGGGGCAAACGCCTTTATTTGAACCATAAGAAGACCGATACCTACGCGTATCTGTTCAGTAAGACCCATGTCCGATGCGGAGTGGCTTTGTAGACGCCCACCTTGAGAAACGTTTCCTTCAACGTGATCTCCTAGGAGCGCGATAACAACAGTGCCTATTTCTCTTCCAACTTTTCTAAGGTCGTGTAAACGATGAACTGCACCTTCGGTTGCCGTTTGAATACGCTCTACGGTTTCCTTGGTTCCCTCTCCGTTAGCTTTCTTACCTAGTTGCTGGTCGCTGGGCGCAAAAATAAAGGCAAGGTCTCCAGTCGTCACCGAAGGCTTCTTGCCAGGCTTCCAATTT